ATAAGGATCGTGCAAAAGTTTCTCGTGGTGTGGTACAAATCCCCATCGTTGGTGGAACGATTGCGATTGCCTATAACAATCCTGCCTGCAAACTGAAACTCACTCAGAAACAAGCAGTGTCCGTTTTTATGGGTTCTATTGATACTTGGAAAGAACTTGGTTGCCCTGGTGGTAAAATCACCGTAGCACACCGTTCTGATGGTTCTGGAACCACTGCTGCCTTCACCGAATCAATGCAAGCATTCTCAAAAGAATGGACTCTTGGAACTGGTAAATCAGTTGACTGGAAAGTTGGTCTTGGTGGTAAAGGTAATGATGGTGTTGCTGGTATTCTTGCAACAACTGCTGGATCCATTGGATATATCAATCAATCCTTTGTAAAAGGTAATCTGAAATCTGCTGCAGTTCAGAACAAGTCTGGTGAGTTTGTTCTGCCTGGTTATGCTTCTGGTTCCAAAGCACTGAATGGTATTGTTCTGGATAAGAATCTTGCAGGACAGGATCCAAATCCTGCTGCTAAAGGTGCATATCCAATTGCTACCTTGACTTATCTGCTTGCTTATAAGACTGGTAATGGTGCTAAGACTGATGCCATCAAAGACACTCTTAATTATATTTTGAGTGATAAGGCACAGGCGCTTGCTGATGATCTTGGATATGTTCCTCTCAAGGATGGTATTCAAGCAAAAGCACAGGCCGCTGTGAATCTCATCAAAGAATGATACATAAAGGGGGTTGACAAAACCCCCTTTTTCATATATACTATTGTTATAAATCTTCACAAAACTTAAATGACTGTAACTACGAATGAGTTCGGGCAACAAAATATGTTTGCTAAAGAACCACAAATGTATATTTCCCAAACCGATGCAGAACGTTATGCCCTCCAAACACATGCTGAACGTGCCGAAAAATTGAACGGAAAATTTGCGATGTTGGGATTTGTTGCTGCGATTATATCATATGCAACAACAGGACACCTTTTCTTTGGTGTAATCTGATGAGTGAAGTAATCTTTACTGTTACCAGTATTGCTTTCTTTGTGCTTCTTGCACATTCTGTCAATCAACTTTCTGAAACTTACTAAGGAGAAACAAAAATGAAAAACTTTGGATGGACTCATGAAGCAGAAAGACTGAACGGTCTTTTGGCTATGTTGGGATTTGTAGTCGCAGTTGGGACTTACATTACCACCGGGCAAATTATTCCAGGAATTTTTTAAAATAAAATAAAAATTAGTAGAATATATATTTTACTGATAGGGTATAATAATGATTAACATTAGATGTAAAGCTTGTAATACAAATATAGAAGGGCATCCAACAAAACCTAAATCTTGTGGATGTCCTAATTTTACTATGATTGTAAATGATAAAATTTCAGCAAGAGATTTATCTCAAGTTCAAATTATTTCTGGATTAGTTTCTAAAAAAAATGAACAAGTGCCTTTATCACTTACAAAAGAAGATCTAGAATTTCAAGAAGCAAGACGCAATCGTAAAATCCGAAAGTTAGAGTTTGAGATTAAATAGTAGAACACTAACATAGGAAGGTGAGTAAACCTTTCTCAAATAAAATGGATAACCATACATACGAAAATTGGAAAAAAATTAAAGAAGTAATGGAAGCATCGGGGAATACAAATAACAATTTTTATAAAAGAGCTTGTGCCATTATGACTACCAGAAAAGATCCGATGGAAAGTTTCTTCAAAAATAAGTGAAATAGTTATTGACATAAAATAGTTAGAATTGATATAATAATCAAAATACTAATGATTTTATGTCTATTAATACTCCATATTTTGATGCCTATGAAAAAATAAGGCAAGAGCAAGAACTTTATAAAATCAAAATGAGTGTCAGAGATACTCTTCAAAAGGCATTATATGATGCTAATATTGAAGTTACTCACGCTGACATTGAAATTACACTTTATGGAACTAAAATAAGAGAAAAAGTTAAAATTTTTGACACATATTATGATTGAAATAAATTTACAGTATCTTGAAAATAATTTTGAAGCAGTTATGGCAGAAATTCAAGAGGGTAAAAAGTTTTTGTTTAATACTCCAGATGGAGAATCTATAGTTCTTTGCTTGGAAAAAGATGAATCTATAAAGTTTGCAGAGCAGCAACAGTGCATCTCCCCATATATTATGGATAGTTAATATGAAAATAGGTTTTAACTGTAGTTCATTTGATTTATTTCATGCTGGGCATGTAACTATGCTTAAAATGGAAAAGGAAATGTGTGATTATTTAAAAGTTGCAATTCAAGTTGATCCAACTGTTGACCGTCCAGGAATTAAAAATAAACCAGTACAATCCATCTATGAAAGATATGCTCAAGTGGATGGATGTAAGTATGTTGATGAGATCCTCGTTTATGACACAGAGGCAGATCTTCTTAATTTAATTAAGACGCAAACTTTTCACATTAGATTTTTGAGTGAAGAATATAAAAACATTGATTTCACTGGAAAGCAATATTGTATTGATAATGACATAGAAATTTACTATCATTTGAGAAGGCACCAATATTCTACTACCGAACTTAGGAATAGGGTTTATGGACTTGAGAACGCAAAGAGAGAAGAAAAAGATATTAAAGACATCCTTCAGTACTCTCCTGAAATTTTAGAAAAGTATTCAATTAAAAATAATCAATCATGACAATTGAAAATATAAATACTAAATCAATGATTTCATTATATGGTGCTGGTGGATTTATTGGAAGTAATTTTAAAAAAATCTATGGTGACTATATTGAGATCCAAAGAGATGAAAGAACTCCAAAAACAAATAAAATTTTATATTTTATTTCTACAGTTGATAACTATAATGTTTATGATAATATCACATTAGATGTTGATACTAATCTTAAAATTTTGTGCGAAGTTTTAGATCATTGTAGATCTGAAGATATTGTATTTAATTTTATTAGTTCTTGGTTTGTTTATGGAAAAACTCCATATCTTCCTGCTACTGAAGATAGTATCTGCAATCCAACAGGATTTTATTCTATTACTAAAAAATGTGCCGAAGATCTTTTAATTTCGTTCTGCAATACCTATGGTGTTAAGTATCGTATTATGAGATTGTGTAATGTTTTAGGTGCAGGAGATCAAAAAGCATCCAAGAAAAAAAATGCAATTACTTGGATGATTGATGAACTTAAACTTGATCATGATATCCATCTTTACGATAAGGGTTCTAATTGTAGAGATGTAATGCATGTCCAAGATGTGTGTGCCGCAATTAAATTAATTTGTGATAACGGCGAGTATAATCAAATCTATAATATTGGATCTGGAAACCCTACTACAATTGGTGAAATTATTGCCCTATCTAAACACTATCTTAACTCAAAATCTAAAATTAATTATATTGATCCACCAGAATTTCATAATAATGTTCAGACAAAAAACTTCTGGATGGACACTAAAAAATTAAAATCACTTGGATTTGAACAAAAACTTTCTTTGGAATTTATCATTAAAGATCTATGTCTGTAACTAATAAAGTATCTAATTTTATCACTTCTCTGCAAACCGATGGTGAAAATTTATTTCCGTATCTAGCAAATGGAAATTGGAAACCTGGAAATAATGTATATTATTCTGGACCCTATTGGGATGAGAAAGAAGTAACTGCGGCAATCACAACTCTTTTGACTGGTAAATGGTTGCCTGCAGGGGATGAGGTAAATAAGTTTGAGCGCCAGTTTTCCAAGAAATTTGGTTTTGAACATTCGGTAATGGTGAATTCTGGAAGTTCTGCTAATCTTGTAATGATTGCTGCTCTTAAACAGTACTTTGGTTGGGAAGATGGAGATGAAATTATTGTATGTGTCTGTGGGTTTCCTACTACGATTAATCCAATCATTCAGAACAATCTGAAACCAGTATTCGTTGATATTGATTATAGTGATCTAAATTGGAACCTGGATCAAATCAAAGAAAAAATCACTTCTAAAACACGTGGCATATTCTCTTCACCAGTCCTCGGAAATCCTTATGATTACGATACTGTCCTTGATATTTGTCATCGATATAATATCAAACTTATTGCTGATAATTGTGACAGTCTTGGATCTAAGTGGAAAGGAGAATACCTAACAGAACACGCAGTTGCCGCATCGTGCTCCTTCTATCCAGCACATCATATTGCCACGATTGAAGGTGGTATGGTCTCATCTAACATTAAGGAGATTGTAGATATTGCTCGCAGCTTTGCTTGGTGGGGTCGTGACTGCTATTGTGTAGGAACTCAAAACCTTCTTGAGTGTGGTGTTTGTGGTAAGAGGTTTGATAAGTGGTTGGAAGGATACGATAAGATTGTAGATCATAAGTATGTCTTTGGTCAGATTGGTTATAATCTCAAACCAGCAGAACTTCAGGGTTCTATCGGACAGGTTCAACTGACAAAAGTTGATGATATTCATCAAAAGCGTCGTCATAATAAAGAAAGACTTCAGGCAATTTTTGAAACTCTTCCTTTCTGTCGTGTGATTAATGAACGTCCAGATGCAGAGACTAGCTGGTTTGGTGTTCCGATTGTGTTTGAATATGATAAACCTGGACTGGTTAAGTTTTTAGAAAGTCATAAAATCCAAACTCGGAATTACTTTGCTGGTAATATCCTGATGCACCCTGCCTATAAGCATCTGGAACCTGCCAGCAATTATCCAAATGCCTGTAAGGTTCTGGATAATGTTTTCTTCGTTGGATGTTCTCCCGTAATCACAGATGAAATGATTGATTATATTGGAGAAGTTGTGGAAGAATATCGCACTACTCAAATTCAACATCACCCTGTATAATGACGGATAGGAGAGTTGCATAAACTCTCCTTTTTTGGTATAATACATAGTACATACAATAATAAATTGAGTTATGAGTCAATACGTTAAAAAAGCACTTGTTCTTGGTGCTGGTGGTTTTATTGGAAGTCATATGGTTAAAAGACTACGTTCCGAAGGATATTGGGTTCGTGGTGTAGACCTTAAAAGACCTGAATTTTCTTCAACTGAAGCAAATGAATTTGTTCTTGGAGATCTTCGTGATGTAGATTTTGTTCGTCGTGTCCTTGAATATAAAGGAGATGCAGGTAACTTCTATAACTCAATTCCCTATCGTTATATTCAATCATTTGATGAAATCTATCAATTTGCTGCTGATATGGGTGGTGCAGGATTTGTTTTCACTGGTGAAAACGATGCAGATATTATGCACAATTCTGTCACCATTAATCTGAACGTTCTTGAGATGCAGCGTCAGATGAATGAAAGAGTTGGGTCTAATAAGACGAAAATTTTCTATTCTGGTTCTGCTTGTATGTATCCAGAACATAATCAATTAGATCCTGATAATCCTGACTGCCGTGAAGAATCTGCTTATCCAGCTGCACCAGACTCTGAATATGGGTGGGAAAAACTTTTTTCGGAAAGACTTTATTTTGCCTACCATAGGAATCATGGTATACCTGTGCGTGTATCTAGGTATCATAATATCTTTGGCCCCGAAGGAACATGGGAAGGTGGACGTGAGAAAGCACCAGCAGCAATTTGTCGTAAGGTAGCATACCTTCCTGAAGAGGGTGGCACTATTGAAGTCTGGGGTGATGGTAAGCAGACTCGTTCATTCCTTTATATTGATGAATGTATTGAAGCAACTCGTCGTATGATGGATTCCGATTTTATTGGACCAGTTAACATTGGTTCCGAAGAAATGGTCACTATCAATCAGTTAGTTGATATTGCTGCTAAAGTTGCTAATAAAAACGTACAAAAAAGTCATATTGATGGACCTCTTGGGGTTCGTGGACGCAACTCTAATAATGATGTGGTTCGTAGAGAACTTGGATGGGATTATGCTATGACTCTTGAAGAAGGAATTCTTAATACCTATAACTGGATCAATCAACAGATTGGAAAAAAATAATGACTTGGACATTATCAGGAGCAGCTGCAAATGCTTATTTGGTATCATGCAAAAGAGCAGCAGAAAATGATACCATTTTTAATAATTTTAAACAAGATTTAGCATATCGACATGTTCTTGAGCATGTATCCAAAGAAGAGGCAGAAACTTATTTAAAATTAATTAAAATTGATTTTAATAAAGAGTTAGAAGAAGTTAAAAAAAATGATCAATTTGGTAATCCAGATATCTATGATTTTGAAAACGTTGGATCCATGTCACCAACAACTGTTAGGTATTTAAAAAATACATCGGATATCATTTCTAAGTTTGGAAATAATATTAAATGTATCGTTGAGATTGGTGGTGGATATGGTGGTTTATCTGTTGTTATGTATCCATTTTTAAAATATGAATCATATCTTTTGATTGACCAGTATGAAGCAAATCTTCTATCTAAAAAATATTTAAATAATTTTCAGTATCCTACTTATTCTCATCATACTGATGAGATTTTTCTTGATGATGAATATAATTTTGATTTATTAATTAGTAATTATGCATTTTCTGAATGTGAACGTGATATTCAAGAACATTATATTGAAAAATTTATTAGAAATTCAAATAAATTTTACATGATTTTTAATGATTTTGGACCATCTAATATTCATCATCAAGAATTTTGTGAAATTTTATCGGATCAATTTAATATTGAAATAGAATCTGATCATGCAGACAACACACCTAAAGTTCTTTACGGAGTAAAACGTTAAATATGGAAAGTTTTCATAAATTGATTAATCCTTTTCCTGGAAGTGAAAAGATTGAAAAAAATTTTTCTCAATCATATCAAGATCTTTTTGTTTTGACGATGCTTCAAGGTAAACGTAAAGGCAGATATCTTGAGGTAGGTGCTAATCATCCAATATATATTAATAATACTTTTCTTTTGGAGGATAAGTTTGATTGGGTGGGAATTTCTGTTGAAATTGATCCAGAACTAGTTGAACTTTTTAATTCAACTAGAAAAAATAAATGTGATTGTGCAGATGCGACAACATATGATTTTGTAAAAAAATTAAATGCTCGCAGATGGAAAAATAAAGTTATTGATTATCTTTCTCTTGATTGTGAACCATCAATGACTACTTATGAAATTTTAACTAAAATTCCTTTTGACCAGTACAAATTTTCTGTGATTACATATGAAACTGATGTATATAGAGATGGCCCTAAAGCAAGAGAGTTATCAAGAGAATTATTAAATTCCAAAGGATATAAATTGGTTGCTGCAGATGTATGTAATGGTAATAATCCATATGAAGATTGGTATGTAGATCCAACAGTAATTCCTGAAAATATATGGTCTCCATTTATTTCTGAAGGTTCTGAATATAAAAGTTTATTTTTATGTCAGTAAAAATTTCACATTGGTATGGAAGGCTTGGTAATAATATTCAACAGTGTGCTGTTGGATGTATGGTTGCTGAGTTATTGATGACCCAGTTTGAAAGTATTGAGCATGAAATTATTTCCAAACACCAAACTTTTTTTGGAAATAGTAATCAAGAACTATCATCAAAGTTCTTTTACTGGGAAGGTCCATACAAAGAAGTTAATCTTCCCTTGGATTATATCTATTCCAACGTGCGTAGGATCTGTAAAGAATACATTGCACCGCATCTTAAACTACCATCCAGAAAAATTATACCTGACGATACTGTTGTTATTCATATTAGAAGTGGAGATATTTTTGACCAAACTCATTCTAACGGACATCAGTATACTCCTAATCCTCTTGATTTTTACAACAAATTACTTTCCAATTTTGAAAAAGCGATTGTCGTTACAGAACCTGATAAAAATAATCCCATTGTTGAAATTCTTAGACAAAATCCAAAGGTAATAGTTCAATCATCTTCCGTTGCTGAAGATTTTGCAACACTGATGTCTGCAAAAAATTTAGCAAATTCTGGTGTAGGAACATTTGGTGTTGCTGCTGCATTATGTAGTAATAGTATTAAAAATTTTTATTGCACAGACTTGATGTTGACAGAGCATTTAAATTGTAATATGCTTATAGGGACAGATATTACTGTTCATCAATTGGAGTTAAATAATTATCTGCAAGTTGGTGAGTGGACAAATACAGAAGATCAACGGAACTTTATTCTTGAATATGTTTTATGAAAATTTTTGATACATTTACTTTTTTTAATGAACTTGATCTACTAGAACTTAGAATGAATATCTTGGGAGATGTAGTAGATTATTTTGTCATTAATGAGGCAAATATAACTTTTACTGGAAAAGAAAAACCATTATATTATTATGAGAATAGGGAAAGATTTAAAAAATGGGAGCATAAAATAATTCATCATGTTACTGTAGATAATAATGAGACTCTTGAAAAATATTGGGAAGGAGTTCCATATCACAGAAGTATGATAGAAGAAAATATCTATAAACTTCCTATGTATTATCAACGTGATTGTTTTCATAAAGATAGTGCAATCTATGCATTGCTTGATCGTGCTTCTGATGATGACATTATTATTACGAGTGATGCTGATGAGATTGCAAATCCAAAAGTAATCAAAATTATTAATGAATGGTTTAACCCAAACAATCATTATGTTTTACGTGGTCCAATATATTATTATTGTCTCAATCTTTTAATGGAATGTGAAACTAAATGGATGGGTCCTAGAATATCGTCAATGAAGATGCTAAAGACTATGAGTGTAGATAAACTCAGGCAGTCACATCAAGATGCATGGATAATTGATGATGCAGCATGGAGTTGGAGTTTCTTTGGTAATGCTGATACTGTTCGTGCAAAAATGGATGCATATGCACATCAAGAAAATAATCTTCCACAATTTAGGAATAATATGGAAGATCGTATTGAAAAAGGTATCGATCCTTTTGATAGAAACTATCTATACACTCCACGGATTGTTTCTATTGATGATACATTTCCTGAATACATTGTTCAAAATATAGATAAATTTGCAAAGTTTATCAAATGAACATTATTGAAGGTATAGCAGTTTCTAATCACTGTGATTATTCTTTTGGAGACCAATCTGGTTGTATTGGAAATGTACCTGGGGCATTTATGAAACAAGCAAATTTGTCTAACAATGAATTTTCTGAACTTGTAGAAGGTAAAGAATGGATGACAATTTTTATTGACAATATTCGCCTTTATAATCGTCCAATTAAATGCACTAATGATAATGATCAAAAGTGGGTTGATGCTTTGCTTGAGACAAATAATATGTTGGAGACATGTGCATCATTCCCTAAAATAAAATTTATTATATTTACAAACTTAGAAGATACTCCTATCAATGATGATATTCATGATTTAATTCCAGAAAATGTGAAGGCAATTTATGGAGTAAACGCTATCGGATTTGGTGGTAAAGTTCATCCATTTCCGTATGGGGTACAACGTATAATACATCCTTTTGATAATCGTATTTCTATCTTGCGTGATGCAATATTAGAAGAGGTAACTCCAAAAAAACTTCTTTATATTAACCATTCTGAACATACTAATATTAGTGAACGTGGTAATATTCGGGAAAAATTTATAAATGTAAATTATGCTACAGTAGATAGTAAGGTATCTTATGATAACTACTGCAAGCAAATACAAAATCATAAGTTTATGATTTGCCCTCAAGGAAATGGTATAGATTGTCATAGAAATTGGGAAGTTCTTTATTTGAAAAGAGTTCCTATTATGAAAAAAATTCCTTATTTACAAGAATTATATAAAGAATATCCAGTTCTGTGGGTGGATGATTATTTGGAAGTTACTGAAACACTTTTAAAAAATAATGAAAATCTATACAATCAATCTAGAAATTTTGATAATAATATGCTAGATTTATATTCAATATTCAATAGAGCGGTGAAACGTGTTAAAAATTCCTAATGTAACATTATTAATATTGTCCGATGTTGATATATCAGATTCTGTATATGCAATTAATAAATCATGTGAAGATATTAAATGGGGTGCCGTAAAGTTTCTTGGTAGCAAAGGAAAACCAGAAGGACTTTGTAATCAAGCAATATATGAATTAACATACCCAATTCAAAGTATTAACGATTTTAATTTCTATTGCATTTATAATCTTGGTAATCATGTAGAAACAACTCATGCATTGCTTATTCATCCAGATGGATATGTTATCCGTCCTTGGTTATGGGATAATGATTGGCTTCAGTATGATTATATTGGAGCTCCTTGGAGAGATGACCCAACTGCATATTTAGACCCTTGGG